ACATCTCCTTCAAAAAATAATGCTACATGATTTAAAGTTGGGTGCAAAATGCTCATAAGCAGTACATCTCCATCTTGTAATTTCTCTTCTGGTCTAAGTTCTCTAAAATTTGTCCTCCAAGCACAGTCCTCAAACAAAGGTTTATTGTTAAATTCCTCTAATGTTGTGGGTCTTTCCCAATCTCTAAGTTCAATATTTCTTTCTTCTTTATACCAATCTCTAACTAAACTCCAACAGTCTGTTATACCCCATACCCATTGACGACCCAATAATGGTGGTTTGTATCCGCAGGGTTCTAAATATGCCCATTTTTCTGTTTTAGGATTAACGATATACCAAGGTAAATTACTATCTTCGCAACTAATTTTATCTGCCTGACTAGGATCAGGTGGGGTAATTGGGTGACTATGAACTACTCCAACTATTTCTCCAGTATTATCTGCCTTTACATAATCTTCTGGGTCGATGATAAAACATTGATGATCTGTCATTGAAAGATTACGACAGGGATAGTATCTTTCTTTACCTTTTACATTCAAAAGCAAACCACAAGATTCTTTAGGATCTTCTCTTTGTGCATGAAGTAGTGCTTTATATTTCCAACTCATTGAACAAACGTACCAATAGAAGGAAATATAGACCTAGTGCATTGACGTTTAGGGATTCTTACACCAGCAAGATCCGTAGGAGCAGCAAGTTCAAATTCAACAACTTCTCTATTTTCTGTTGATTTACGGTCTATTGCATATACCTCTTGAGGGAACTCAGCAGTCGGATCAGCAGTTGCATTTGTTCCATCGGCAAAATTAACAGCGTCAATAAATTTAGCTAATGTTCTTATTCTTGTTACTGTAGCTCCTGTCAAATCATTACCAGTTGTTGTTTCGTTTACAGATAGCAATATTGATGAAATTAGCCCTGTTGCGTTACTAATACTTATTTTTGGTCTAGGTAACTGTCCTTTTTGAAAAGCAAAACCTGATGCTTGAATAGGAAATCTAAGATACTCATTTGTAGCCCATACTATTTTGCCGTTTGCATTAAGATTGCTTCCAGCATGAAATCTATAGATTGTATTCGCACCGTGTAATGCAGTAGATAACTGAAGTGTGAATAACTCAATAATTGCTGAAGGATTTATGTCTTGTAGACTGCTGAATACTGATGCGTTTACTGACATTATGATGCTGGTTCAAATACTTGTCTGAAAGTTGCCTGAATCGTAGCTCTATTTTTATATGGTATTGATTTAGTCCAGTTTTCGCAAACAAATTTAAAATTAGAAGCAGTTTCTCCAGGTAAATGTTCCGCAGGAAAGTCAAAGCTATCACTATCGTTTGCTCTTGCATCTAGAAATGTTTCTATAGTATCTGCATCTGCTTCTGATACTTCATAAGTAAAATTAAAAACTTTTGGATTTTGATGTTGTGCAAGTCCAAATAATATTCTATGTTCATAGCCATCAGCAAAACGAATAGTGCGAGTTAATGGTGCGGATCTTTTTTGTTGGCCGTAAGTAGGTTGTATTGAAGGAAAAGTAGCCATTATGCAAGTAATCCTCCTGGTCTTTTCTGTTGTAATATTTCAGATTGTACTGCAACTGAGATAAGACGACCAAGTTCTCTACTTTGTTGTTCATCTCCTTCTACATTAGATCCAGAAGCATCTACGTTTACAACTATGTTTGTTGAGCCTCCGAGAGAACTATTTGGAGATACTGTTCCACTGACTCCTGGAGTAAACAGTTCTGGTCCTCTTTCTCCAACAATGTAAGATTTTCCTGCTTTTGCTGGACCGCCATTAGCAAGTAACCCACCAAACAAATTACCAAATAAACCTAACCCTTTAGTTAAAGTTCCTCCTGCATTACCAAAGAAAGCCATGTTAAATGCAGCATCTATCATTTTATCGAGAACGCTACTAAATACATCATTCAAGGTTGACGTTCCACGGATAAGTCCTTTAATTCCATCTGACAGATCAGTTGCTATAGTTCCTACCATGTCTTTAAATGACTGTTCTATTTGTTCTGCTATAGCAGCTTGTTTTTCGAGTTCGTTTGTTTTCTTTATTTGATTTTCTATATCTTTTATATCTATCTCAATTATTGCAAATCCAGCGTCTAATCTTCTCTGCACTTCAGCAGCTATATCCTGAGATAGCTGAACTTGTTCCTTATTTCCGTCTATCGTTGCTTGCAGTAACTCATTTTTCTGCCTGTTTTTTCTAACTAGATCATTCTCTATCAATCGTAGATTATTCGCTCTTTCTATGGATTGTCCAAACAATGCAAGTTCTTCTTTCCTGTCAGCTATCTGCGATTTTATTCTATTTCGTTTTGCCCTATTTTGTTTAGTAGACCTTATTCCTCCGAGTTCTTCTTCTAAAGTTAGTAAGGTTTCATCGGTTTCTGCTCCGCCAATTCCAGCAAGTCTTTCTTGCTCCTTCCTACTTAACTGTCCTGTAAGCGGTTTTGCAAGCATACTGAGTAGTGGAGCTAAAGCTGCTTTAAACTTTGTCATAGCTTGAACAAAAGCATTACTTAACAGTCTTGTACTATCACCAAACTCTTTTAAACTTTTAACACCATCTTCACCAATAAGCTCATTCATTTTTTGATTTATCTCACTTAATGCAGCTTGCGCTCCTTGTTGCTTCTCTATTAGTTTTAATCTTTTTTCTTCTTCCGTTCCAGCTAAACCAAGTGCTCCTGTTAACGCTTCTATATTAGGTGTTACTGAGTTAAATGCCTGTCCTAATTGTGCTACTGCTGTCACTTGTGCCTGTAAACCAGTTACTACAGCCGTTCCAATTAGACCTCCAGCAAAACCTCCCATCTGTCCACCAAATTGACCACCAAATCCACCTCCTAATCCACCACCTAGGGCTGCTAATGGTCCTTGACCGAATAGTAGTGGAAACGCACCACTGATTGCAGCACTTTGGAAGTCAAAACCTCTTGGAGCCATATTCGGAGGTAATGCTGGTCCAATCTTTCCACCTATTCTTCCAAAGTTACCGCCTCTGGCAAATCTTCCACTAGCGATTTGATTTTGTTTTTTATTTGTTTCAGCAGTAAGTTTTAATTGATTTTTAAGTTTAAGTATTCCATTTTCAAGTTCACTGTTTATACGTTGAATAGATCCAAACTGTTTTCTGTTTTGAGCGTCAACAAGTTCACCCATTTTTGCTCTTAATTTTGTTGTTCTTACACCCTTAACTTCAAGCATATTTAGATCGTGCTGAAACTTTATACGTTTCTTTTGTTGTGCGAATCTAGTATTTATATCCATACTTACTGATCCTGTGCCCAATGCTTTTATCTGGTTAGCAGTGGGAAGCTGTGGTCCGTATTGAGCAGCAGTAAACCCTGTAGATCCTGCTCTACTTAAAGGATCTAGTACTTGGATACCTCTGTCACGAGCATTGAGCATTTTTGAACTAGGTAAACCTAATAGATTATTTGGTCCAATTCCTTTACGCTGACTATCCATAAACGCAGCAGTACGACCAGCACCTCTATTTAAAGACGCTTCTGTTCGTTTTAGTGCAATAAGTTGTCCGAGAGTTCTTACTCTGTCTCGATCTACACCAGCACTTTGTATATTTGCCTGTAATGCTTTTTCTATTGCTTTCAATTCATCAGCAACAAACTTGTTAGCTGATCTAGCAGTTTCAATTCTTCCTTTATCTAAATGTCTAGAAGCATTTTTAATTTCTAATCTTAATTTATCTACTTTAAGTCCTTGTTCTTCAAATCTCCTTACTTGATTGCCTAACCTTGCGGTTACTTTCATAGTTGCAAATTTTCTATCCTGCAACTGAAGTTGTTGTTTCTGGAGTGTAACAGCCTTACTTTCTATCCTTAGAGGTTTATTTAAATTTGTTCTAAGTTTATTTACACGCTTCTCTAGTGCTTCTAGTTGAACTCTAGCTGGTTTAGTATTTAATTTTATATTTACGCTGTAATTTGATGCTGCCACTTACACAAAAATTACTAGATAGAACAAGTTTAGCGTACTTTGCGTGTCTGGGCTTGTCTTTTTGCTTTTTCGTAGGCTTGTTCTTCCCGTTCAGACTTTATTTGAAAGTATGCGTTCCATGCGTACAGTTCTTGGATAGACATATTTTCTCTTACTTCTCGGTGTGTGTAACCTAATTTTTCCGCGATAAAAAATTGTAAAAATATAAAGTTATCTTTTTCTAATTTAGCTTTTTACGGCATCGGGGCTTTCCTCCTCGCCCATACTTTGCATCTTGGTCATTATGTCTAAAAGAACTGCTAGTGGTATTTCTCTTCGTAAAGAAGGTAAATCTGCTGCTGTGAATAATTTTGTACCTGATTCATCTTCAGCTTTTGTAACAATAACTTGTAGTGCGAAATCAAGACTACCTTCTTCTTGACCTTTGTTCATAGCTAGTAGTGTAGTGTTTATTGTATCTCTATCAGCTATAGTTAGAGGCGACCAGAATATCTTTAGTATTAGTTCTTCTCCTTTTAAAATGGAGTAACTACTGCGTTCTTCTACACTAAAGGCTTTCTTTAGTTTGTCGATTGCTCTTACTGTTGGCATAAAAATATGTATCTATTCCTGTAGTATAGCTTATTAATCGAAACTTACATTCTTAGCCTTAAATGTTTCGGCTAATCCAAGAGCTATAGCGGATTCATACTGCGCAGTTTGCATATAAACTTTATACCAATCTGGGTTCTTACTAGGTGGTGTTATTCTGCCTTCAACATTCCTCTCATGCTGCTCATAAGTTACACCATCAGGATCTCCAACAGGTGCAGTAGCTCCTGGGTTATTTACAGCAAAACCAGCATACTCAGCTTCGTTACCTATATAAAGTTCTTTGTTAAGGGGAACTTTTTTGGGTCGTTTCCTTTTTGGTAAAAATCTATTTGTCCTTATTTGATTTATAATACTGCCACCTTCTTCAGAGCCCTCTTCATCTGTTATCCAGCCTAAAGGAACATCATAGGCTGCTCTTTCTTTTGATCTAGCAGTGCTTTTCTTGGTAGGTTCTACTGGAGTCTCACTTATCTTCCAACTTGTAGCAAAGTGTCCTGTCCACCACGGTCCAGATTCTTGGAGATCCTGTACCATTATGGCAGCTACCTTACCCTTGAGTTTTATAAGATCCTCTTCAAGATCGTTTGTTAGAAATTTAATATCTTTGTTAGGCATTGGCACTAAAACTGCAACTTACTACAGATAGAAAATGACTTTCTCTTTCTGTAGTTACTGAAGTTGGTCCTGCTATTTGAGACACACGGGGAGATACTGAGAAAGTATCGGTATATGTTGAAGAGTTTACTGAGGTAAGTCCATCTATAATTGACTCTGCTATTTCGGCTGCTACTGCTGTTCCTTTATTTTTTGGAGTCATAACACCGCAAGTAATTGTTCCAGCATAGTAATCTTGTGCTGCTCCTTGAGTCTGATTAGTTGATTGTGTAAAGTCTAGGCTAACCATTACATACTTTTTTCTTAAGCCTGGCTCATTAAATGGTGTGTTATCGAATACTACAATAACTGTAGGATCAACTTCCTGAACCTTGTCTTGTATTGCAGTTTCAAAAGCTGCTCGTGTGTTTACTAAGCTCATTAGAAAATTACATCAATACGGAACAGGTATTCCTGTCCTCCTTTCAATGTGCGTATATCTGTTATTTTAGCTCCTCTTGTCGATCCAGAGAATGTGAGAGTTACCTCGTCTTGGAGTAGAGGTTGATTGTCACCTATCAAGTCTGGTGTAATGTAGAGTCTTGCAATGTTCTCCTGAAACCCAGATTCTTCAGTAGATTGCACAAACTCGATAGGTACTTTAATTGTATATGTAGTATCTACAGTTATGTATTCTCCCTTAGCAGGATTATAGCTAGATACACCTTTACGGGTGTAAACAATGGAGGTGTCTAACGAGATCCCAAGTTGAGACACCACTTGTTTTGCGATCTTTTTAAATGCTGCGTCTAACTGTCCTGCCATCAGCCTCTAACTACCCTCATTTGGAAAGATCCTGCTCCCCCAAGTATATATGCACCCAAATAACTTTGTAACCAAGGGTAAACATCTAAAATATTATTTACTGATCCTGTTCCCTGACTTGCGGTATTATATTTTACCTCTATATCTCCTAGTTTTACTTCAGAAAAGTTGCCATCTGTTCCAGTAGTGCCTGTGATAGCACCAGTATCGTTTGCCAATGCCCTGGCTAATTCGTACTGTGCATACTTAATATTTAGTGGAATTGTGCTGCAAGCTAGTTCTACACCATCTACTTGATAATTATTTCTCGGAAACTTTAGTGCTTGACCATCATCGCATCTATCTCCGTAGAATACGAAACTGTCGATCCATCTGGTAGCTGATATTAATGCTCTGTTCTTTTGATCGTCTGTTTTATCTGTCCAGGTTGAAGAGTCTGGCACTGTCTCAAAATAAGTGTTGGCTT